ATACTATCTGCAGCTAAGTTTGCTTGGACCTGAACATCAGATCCAATTGTTATACTGTCATTGTCATACGTAATACCATCTGGTCCACCTAAACTAAAACTACCATCTCCTTTAATCTGCCACCCTTGTAATCCAAAAGTGTCACTATAAGTAGTGGACTGGATAATTGAATTTGCTCCAAGAAGATTAATGGTATGTGATCCAATTGTTCCAGCAGTTAATTTTGAAACGGTTAAAGATCCAATATATTGGTTATCAATTAAAGGAGTGTGTGGATCAGTTTGAACTAATGAAGTCCATGGTCCTACATTCCCGGTTGTGTCGATAGTTCTTGCTCTACCCCAAAAAGGCAAAAGCCCCTCATCTGGATCATATTCTTCCTCTAATTGAAGATTACTTACTCTGACAGTGAAAACATTGGCGTCAGCGAAGCCAGTTAATGGACCAGTTTCATCAGACATATCAGAATTTTGATATAATTCATATTCATATCTACTTATATCTAAGTCTTGGCTATAATCAAAAACAAACATAACATTTTCTAAGCCAGCAAAAAGTTGAAGACTAGTTAATGCAGAAGGTGTTGTTGTGTCGGTTGGAACTTGAAATCTAATGGTATCGGAATAATCAGAAAGAACATTTAAATCAGAGTTTTTAGCCCTGACGGTAAGAACATATTCTTTTCCAGGCTTTAAATTTTCTATTTTCTTTTTTATAATAGCCATGTTATCTGATTCCACCTATAGATACAAAAACTGCTTGATCACTAATTTCTTCTTTGCCAATAGTTAAGTATAAATTATAACTAAAAGAATAAGAAGATATTTTAACGTTATTCCCAGAGGATATAATATTTTTATCGGCAATTGTTTGAAGTTCTAAATTATAATCTCGATAATTTAAATCATTATTTTCATATAAAAGAACATTTTGTTGCGACGCTGAATTATAACAATCTACAGTTGTCCAGTCAAGCTCTAATTCCATATTGGGAAATTGTGTATTTTGTAAACCGGTTAATTTAAATTTAAATTTACCGTAATCTGGTCCTTTATTTCCATATATCTGAATACTTGGTCCCGTAAAAGTAAAGTACAATTTTGCGCCTGGATTTGAGGCAAGCCCGTTATCCCAATCGAGGTTTGAATTTATGAATGAAAAGTTATAGGATGATTCCGAGCCAGCGACTACATCATAATCAGTTACATCTACTTGAGAGAATGCTGAATTAAATTCAGCTTGTTCTGCTGAAGTAACTTGGTAATCTTCAGAGTTAAATAATTTAATGTATCGTAAGTTTCCAGTTTTGTAATATATACTATATTGACTTATTGTTTCTATATCTGCGGCATGATCTTCTGCAGCTTGAAAATACAACGTATTATTATTAATGATATTATTTACTGGAGTAAATTCAGAGTCTGACCCAATAGTTTCATAAACTACTAGATATGAAGAATGGTCGTTTAAAAGATCTAAAGAACTATTATAATATTTTTCTATTTCCAGATCAGTTACATCTATGAATAGCCATGTATCTTTTAATATTTTATCATTAGGCGTGAACTTGTTAATAGTTCTTTTGACGAGCGGATAAGAATAAGCTGTGGATTCTCCTTGTTTAAAATATTTAAACCATGTCATATTAAATTACTTCCGTATATAAAATTTCATATTCATGAGTATTCAATGTAATGTCATCTACTTCAATAGAAATAATTGTATCAAATACTGGAATTCCGCCAGGAATTATATCAGACACAAATCCATCAACTGTTACAGATAAAGGCTTGATGGCATATATTGCGTCAGTTGTATTTTGAATTCTAATATTATCATAATCGATATCTGTAGACTTAATTCGATGAGAACCATCTGATCCCGTGTGCGCGTGCTCACTTAGGTCAACTCCATCTATAGTAATTCCTTCTTCTACAAATATATCTCCAGTAATATTTCCTTTATCTTTTAATAAATACTGAGGATGATCATTATCTAATAATCCATCAAGTCGCGAATGACTAGATAGGAATGTATTATTTCTATTGGTATTAGTATAAATATTTCTAAATAATGCAGAATAAATATCATTTTCTACTGTTTTTAAAACTTGTCTTTTTTGGACAGATTTGTTTCCTAATTGAGAAATATAGTTTGCGTACTTTCTTTTTTCGTGAATTAAAGACATCATGGAATCTACGCGTGCAGACATCATTTCAAATCTCTGCATACAGTCCGCATGGATAGAGGCAAAGTTTCCTTTTATCAGATTTGTAGCGACTACTAACTCTCCGGATAACATTGGATTATCTTTAGAAAATCTGGTTGTTAAAAAATCAAATTCTAACGGATTGGATATATCCTTAGATATTCTTAATGACGGACTAATAAATCTATTATAAAATATTTCACAATTATCTACTAAATCTCTTTTTAGTGAGGCTATTTGATCATTAATTTCAGCGTCGACTGCGTTTAATCTAATCGCAAAAAAAGCTTGGAATTGAGCGGCTTGTTTTTTAGATATCTTATCCAGTTCGGCATCGGGTATTTCTGCTGGCTTTGAAACGATTGTTTTTGCAATCCGTTGCGAATAGTGTACTGCGATTTTCCCCCATGTGTCATATTGTAACGCGATTTGCTGCTGTGTTGGATTTTCATATTCATCCCCAAAATCAAGTAGTAGTGAATTTTTAATATAACTAATTTCATTTAAAAATAAGTTTAATAATTTTCTTAATTGATAAAAATATGAGAATGTTGCTTGAGTTACGGCTTGATCATATTCATTAACTAATCTTCTTCCTGCTGTAGATGCGTGTCTTTCGGCAAATAAATATTCGTCGAAACATATATATCCTGGTGGATTATCTTTTGTTGCTGTGTCTGGGTTATTAATAATCGGCATGATGCTCATCTGGTCATCTTCTATGAATTCAGTTGTGCGAAAAACAGTTTCTTCTTTTTTATCTGGGATATCCATTAGGGGCGATGCTTCGTTCCAAATTCTAAAGTGGGATTCTTCAAGATCTGGATCAAGATATGGATTAATATATATTTTTCTTAATAAATTATTTTCTATATTATTTTTAGTGCCGACTAACATATTTTCAGAATTTAATATCTGCTGCTTAACAGAACTTAACGGAATAAAATAATCAGTTCTAAAGTTATAGTCTGAAGCGTTCGGAAGAATTGCTGCTAAACCTGGTGGCCTTTCATTTGTAGCAGTTTTGTCTCTGTAAAAAGTGTCGCCAAATTTATAATCTGCATATATTTCTTTGGAGTCAGTTGAGTAATTTTGGATATTGTTTATAGACATAATAATCCTTAAAACATCTTTCTAGAGATTCGACTACTGGAATTCTTCTTGCGACTCATCCCAGTGGATAAAGCTTGAACTCTTCCAGTAATAAAACTACTGGGATTCTTCTCTTCTTCATCATCTTTAGTACCAGGTTTAGTCATAAAAAACTCATTGGAAAATGATTGAGTCTTGTCTGCATAATTGGTTCTAGCAAATTCCCCATAGTTTTGGGTGACAGCCAACAGCGACAGCATTAGGGCGTCATGGGCGTGGTCTACAGCTGATCCACCAGCTTCAAAGACTGGTCTACCACTACTGGTCATTCTAACAACTACATATGAAATTAATTGAAGATACATTTCTTCATCATCTTCTGAAAATAGTATATCTTCGCGCTCTAAATACTGACGAAGATTATCGACCATATAAGGTTTCATTTCTTTCTTAATCATTAATTTAGTATAAGGATCTCGAACTTCTATGGACTCCCCAAATCCAATGCCCTTAACTCTTTCTTTCATTTTTGAAGATGGATTTTCGACGCCGTATTTTCTTAATAGTTCTACTTGGACTTCTCCATATCCACGGTCAACATATATATGTTTGGGATTAAAAATTTGATTAAGTTCGATGATTCTATCTACCGCGCGCGTGAGCGTGTATTCAGACTTACTAATTTCTTCTCGATAGTACAGTCTTACTTTACCCCTAAATCTTGGGTCCTCATAGTTGTCAGCGCAGACCTCTAAAACGACTATATTAGTACCTGCTCCATACTTATCCCAGTCAACACCAATTACATGGAATGATCGAGCAGACATAATCTCAGCATGATACTTCCATGGTGGAGATACGAATGCCCTGTCTATAAACTTTCTTGGATATACTCCTTCTGAGTCTTCTCCCCAGTCAGCTTCTATTTCATGTCGATATCCACTAGAAGAATATTGTTCTCTAAATTCTTCTTCTTGTTCTTTACTGAAAAATGGATTACAGTATGATGGAAACCAGAACTCTTTAAATCTTGCACTATTGCACCATTCCCAAAATCTTTCTCTACGACCAGTTGGAGTAGATGCACCGATCATTACTTTGTCTGGTTGGTCTTCTGCGGTTTTCTGAAGCATAGCATATAGTGCATCGAGGTCGTCCGCATGCATATAGTCCATTTCGTCAAGGACAATTAAGTGTGCTTCCTGACCACGAGCAACATCACTCTTTCCGCCTGACTTCATACCAGAAGTGAAGAATCTAATAGTTGATCCATTAGAAAACTGAATCATAAACTGCGGGCTAGTAACTTTTCTGGTAATAGAATTAGTTACTACTTCATTTTTTGCTGATATTCTTAATATTTCTTGATAGATAAGTTCTACCTGAGTTTTCATTGGCGCGATAACCAATGATCTTCCATCTTTGTGGGTATAACTATAATGCAATAGTTGTATTGCGAGACTGAATGTTTTACCCAGACGACGACCAGCTCTAAGAACTTTTCTTAAAGATGGATCTCGCAAAATGAGAATTTGGTATACTCTCAGATCTGCTTGCAAAAATTGTTTCGCCCAAACAACCGCATCTTTTGCGACGTGCAATTGCCTTTGATGTTCTGAACTAATTCCCGCAGATAATAATTCTTTATCTAATTCGAATGGTTCATCTATAAGAAGTGATAATTCTTGATTATTTAATTGCCTATTCAATACAGGCGTTCCATCATTCCATGACAAATGATTTAGCTTATTTTCAAAGACCCATTCAATTCTATTAATTTGTTTTATTAATTCAGGATCTTGTGCTTTGATTATTTCAAGAAGATCTTCTCTTGAAAGAGCTTCTAAAGATTCTCTAAATTGTTTTGTCTTACTTGATACAGTCATAAATCATCCATAGTGGGCAGCCATCATTGCGCCCTCTGATCCTAGCATACTTCTTGCATTTAATCTAGAGTTTTGAATAGCCATAACTCCTCGTGATCTTGAAGTTGCTGCTGCTTCTGTATCCTTATACCCCATTCCAAATGATGGTTTATAGATATCTCCTTGTAAAGATTTTCCAGCGTCTTTAGCTAAGTTAATTCCGCTCTTAACAACTTCTCCTGCCATCTTACCCAAGTCATAGACTAAG